TACCGCAGCGGACAGGGATGCCGATCAGGTCGAGGCGGTCGCCGCCGCCGGGGCACTCGACCTCCTGGCCGGCCAGGTGGAGGCGGATGATCTCCTCGGGGGTGCAGACGATGCCGTGGGTGCGCGACAGTTCGCGGATGTCGTTTGCGGCGATCCGGCTGAGGAGCGGGCGGGCCATCGTGTGCACCTTGCCTTTCGGGTTCGCCGCCGAGGCGTGGGGCACGCGGTGGGAACCGTGCGAATGTTAAGCGTCGCGGGCGATGTGGTGTTCGTAACTCAGCGACCGCCCGTCGGCGGAGGTGTTGGTCTTGTCGGTGCCGTCGCTCAGTTCGTCCCAGCCGGCGGTGTGTGTGACGGTCGCCGGGATACCGAGGAGCGTGATGTCCAGCTTCTCGATGCCGTCGCGGTTTTCGCCCACCAGGTGGGCGCCGGTCTCGCCGTCTTCGTCCAGGTGCACGCAACTGAGTTCATAGGCCATGGACTTGATGCCGATGCCGCTGTCGTCCGCGCCCAAAGCGAAGACCTCCAGGGGCGTCGTCGGGGTGGTGTCGTCGATGTTGCGCGGGATGCCGAACTGCGCGGGGAAGACGGCCGTGCACGTGAACTCGTTGGCCGTGGTGTGCGTGGCGGCGGCGTGCTTGTGGCAGGTGATCGTGATGAGCGGCCAGGCGTTGGCGCGGTATTCGAGGCGCACACGGTCGATGTGATAGGTGCCCAGGACATCGCCGGCCACCGGCAGGGTGATGTTGCCAGTCTCGGACTGGTACTCGTAGACGATCTGCATGTCCGTGCGGCCGCCGAAAGTCTTCTTGATGCCTTCGTCGCCATTGGCGAGCAGGCCCTGGGCGCGCTGCAGGCCGTCGACCGGCTTGCACGACTGGACAATGAAACTGCCACCGAGGCTCAGGATATCCGTCGGGGTGAAGAATCCAACTACGGTTGCGGCCATGGGTGTCTCCTGTGGAAGCGTCAGACGTGGACGATGCGGGTGAGGTGAAACGTCAGAACAAAGGCGGCCAGGCGCTGGCCGTCCGGTGCGGTCAGGGGGGCGTCGCCGGCGTATTCAAACTTGTGGCTGGTGGTGGCATCGGCGATGGCGATATTGGCGACCACCTGGATAAGATCGTCGAGCATATCGACCAGGGGCGGCCGGTCGCCGGCGGCGGTATAGATGCCGGCGGAGCGGTCGACCGGCAACGACATGCGCGAAGCCAGGACGATTTCGAACTGCATGCGCCCCAGGGGACGCTCGCGGGAACTCTCCGAACGCTGGGTGCCGGCGTAGGACAGCACCGCCACGAGGCCGGCGCCGCCCGCGGTGACGATCTGGAACGGGTCGAACGGGTCGCGCGCGACGATCACGCCGGCGCCCTCGGCGGCGGCCCAGGGTTCGACGTCGGTGCGGAGCGCCTGAAGTATGGCGGATATCTTCATGGATGTCAGAGCGGGATGCGGACGCTGGAATCGGTCAGGCGGCTGGGTTCGGATACGATCGTGGGGACGGACGTTGTGACGGGCGCCGGGCCGTCGGCGGGAAAACTCTCGCGGCCCGAACCGATGCGATCCAACCGTGCGCGGGCCTCGCGCGCACGGCTGGCAAAGGGGTTCTGCGCATCGGCCTGGTAGCCGCGGCGCAGAAAGAGAATCTCCGCCACCAGGACGCGCGCCATCTCGGCGATGGCGCGCGGCAGCGGCGCGGCCAGCGGCACGGGGTAGCGCGCCTCCAGCCGCGAGTCGATCGCGCGGGCGCCCTCGGCCTCGACCGCCTCCCAGACCGCCGGATCGGCCTGGCCATCGCCATCGTCGTCGAGTGCCGCGACGACGACATGCCGGGGAACCAGGGCGTGCAGATCGGTCTGGAGGAGGTAGGCCATTTTGTGAGGCGCCCGCGGGGTCAGTCAAACAGACGGCCGACCACGGTAGCCGTGACCGCGTTGGTCGTGGCGCTGGTGGAGAGGATCTTGTCGCCCCAGAACAGCGGCGGGATGTTGGTGATGGCCATGATGCCGTCGCTGGTGGTCACCACCTTGGTGCCGTAGGTGTTGGTCTGCGTCCCCAACACGAACGCCACCGTCTGCGTGGTGGTGACCACCGGCGCGAAGACGATGTATTGGACCTCCAGGCGGCCCGTGTCCGACATGGGCAGCGTGAGGGCGTTGGCGGCCGTGTTGGTCGTCGTGGTGGATTCCCGCCACGGGCCGCGGTCGGCGGCCGGCGCCGGGAGTGTGGCGACGCCCATGATGCATGCGGCCAGGGCGAGGAGTGCGAAACGGCGACTGATGAGTGCGTTTTTCATGATTCCTGTTTTCCTTGTGAAAAGCGGGGGCGGCCGGGTGGTCCCGCCCCCTATTCGGGGTTTATAGGTTAGGCGCTGACGATGCGCTGGATGGCGTCGCCCTGACCCGCGGCCACGCCGTACATGAGCGTGTACGTGCGGCGGAAGGCGGCGTAGTCGGCGTTGTACCACTCGCGCACCTGGAGCGAGAGGCCCGTCTTGGGCTCCGTGATCACGGAGATCCGGCAGTTGCTCTGCCCCTGCCCCGGGTCGTCCGGGATGCGGGTGGCCAGGGCCAGCGCGCTGCGCACGCCGGCAAACCCGACCAGGTTCTCGCCGTTGTCCGGCAGATCCACGAACTCGGAGACGTTGAACCCGCCCACATTGGGCAGGCGGCCGCTGATCACGGCCTGGGAACCGGCCTGCAGCAGGGCGGTCAGCATGGTGTTGTCCATGCACAGGCTGGCGTAGTACGCGGGCGACAACAGTGCCCAGCGGCCCATCGCGGGCACCTTGCGCAGCGAGAGCGCCAGGCCGACCTTGATCAGGCTCTTGCGGTCGAACCCATCGGCGCCGGCGCCGAGCGCCTGCGTGGTCTTGCCGGCGTAGGCCGCAGCCAGCACCAGGGCGGACAGATCGGCCACGAGCGCGGCGCCGATCGAATAGGCGGCCGTCTGCGCGAAGCGTTCGATCAGGTCGACGCGGGAGGTCGAGGCCTCCGTCACGCTCACACTGTAGGTGTGGTGCTTGTGCTTGTTGATCGTCACGGGGATGTCGACCTGCGTGCGGGTCGACGGCACATAGCCCGTCACCGCGCTGAAGTCAGCGGCCGCCGCCGCGGTGACTTCGTGGACGATGACACGTTCGTTGAACTTCGCATTGGCGTCGCTCAAGTCCGTGGCGATCTGGCCGATGATCGGCAGATCCGCGACGAGGGTCTCCAGCGCGCGCTGGGCGATCACGTCGGCATTGGTGGTTCCGAGGGTATTGGCCATGGGGTCCTCTTGTGGGTTGGTGTGGGGTCCTTGCTTCGTTCAGCGGATCAGCCGACGAAATCCTTGCGGTGCGCCTGGAAGAACGCGGCGCGTTCGGCCGGCTTCGACAGCGCGTTGTACTGCGCCAGCAGCGTCTCGCCGGCGGCGGACGCGGCCTCGCGGTTGGCCGTCTGGCGGCCGAGGGGCACGGTGACCGCGATCTTGTCGACATGCGCCTGCAGTTCGCTCGGCGTGAGCTTCTCGATCGCGCTGGCATCGAGGTTCACGACCTTGCCGTCGCGGGAGGCGTCGCGCAGGATCGCCTGGCGGCTGTGGCGGGTGAGTTGCGCGGACATGTCGGCCTGGGCCGTTTCCGCGTCCTTGATTTTCGCTTCCAGCGCCACGATGCGCGCATCGAGCGCCTGAATCAGAGCCTTGAGTTCGTCCATGCGGGTCTCCGTTGGGTTTGACTGCGCCGCGTCCGCGGCGAAGAATGAGAGTCCTTTGACCGCGCCGTTGGGGCAGAGCGCCACGGCGAATAGCCGCGTGACCGTGCCGTCCGGCTGGTGGTAGATGCTGGGGCTGAGGTCGGCGTATTCCCTGGCGAACTCGCGTCCGGCCGGGGTCCACTCGATGGCCGCCAAGAACAACCCCTGCCCTTCGCGCACTTCCGGGCGACCGTAGGCGGCATGCTTGCGGGGCGGCGGCTGGTAGTTGGGGTGCGCCTTGCTGGAGGCGTGCTCGAAATCCACGACCACGCGGTCAAACACGCCGCCGGCCACCTGCTCGCGGATCGCGGCCAGCGTGCGTTCGTTCACACGCGCCACGGGCGGCGTGGCGCCGGTGGGGTTGTCGCCCCAGGCAAGCAACAGGAGTTCCGTGGGCAGTTCGCCCGCGGCCAGCGCGGCGTTGCTGATCCCGGAAAGGAAGGTGATGCGCTCCTGCTTGTCCATGGCGCGCACTATGGCCGATGCAGCGGAGGCGCGGCGCGGCGCGTGGCGAGTCTGTCAGGCGAAAAGGTAGAGGCGGCGGGTCCGGCGGCCCCGCCCTACCCGGATGCCGCGTCGAGGGTCGCCTGCAGGGCGGCCTCGCCGGCCTGACGCAGGCGTTCGGCGGCCTTGGGGATGACGGCGCCGGCGGCGTCCACGGGAAAGAACGGCCGCGCGGGGATGCCCGCCCTGGGCGCGCCGAGTTGATGATACGCGGCATACGTGCGCGATGTGCCCACGGTCACGCTGGTATCGTCGGCCTTCGTTACGCGCGGCGAGCGCCGCAGCATGCCGGAGTCCACCAGGAGTTTGGTCTTGAGTTTGCCGCCGCGGGTCTTCTTGAAAGCCTTCTTGGGCGCCCAGGGCGCGGGGCGCATGGCGGGGTCGTCAAACGCATCCTGCGCGGCCGTGGCGAAAGACGTGCCGATGGCGTTCAGGATCTTCCGCGGATGCGCCACGCCCGCCATGACTTTGGCCAGCATGGGCGAAACGGTGTCGGTGACTGTGCCGTCGAGTTGCATTACTTGCGGTCGCGCGGCAAGCGCGGTCCATCCAGCATCATCTCGCCGGTCACCGGGTCGGTACAGGTGTTTTTAAGCACCTGCATGACCTCGTCGTCGGTCAACTGTTCAATTTCGCCTGGATCGAAGTCGGACATCACCGGGTGTGACGGTTTGCTCTTCAGGATTTCACTTGGCATGGGGCACCTCCCTGGGGACATAAGCGTAACGCAATCCGCACTCGTCGGCAACGCGCGCGATGGCGCGGTGGATCTCGGCGTAACTGGCGCGCTTGCGAACCAACGGGGAAACCAGTCGCGCCCAGGCGGCCGCAACGCTATGGGCCGCCGCGGCACGCGACCGGGAATCGCCCACCGTTGGCAGTACCATCGTATACACGCCGCCCCACGGATCCACGGCGCGCACCTCGCGGGCGCCGCGCGACAGTTGCACGGCGATATCCTGGTCGGAAAGTGGCGAGCCGTCCGGATGGTTGTGCGTCAATGCGCCAGTATGAAAGGCCTGTGCGTTGGATTTCGGGACCTGCGCGGATCCCGCATCGCCTTTCGATGTGGCAAGTGTCTTCCCGTCCGGCCCGATCAGTGCGGCGTGCTCGACCGGTTCGGACGCCAGGCGCGCCTCGATGGTCGCCACGGTCTGGCGCGCGGCTGCGGTGAAGCCGGACAGTTGTGGGAAATCTTTTGCGCTATCGAACGCCACGCGCGCGGCGGATGTCTCCTCCGGGGCGGCCGCGGCGGTTGCCAGTACTACATCCTCCGCCGCCGGCGGGATCTCCTCGCCTTCCAGCCATTGCAGCACGCTCACGCCGCCCTCGATTTTCTGCGCGCCGGCCCAGTCGCTAAAGGCCCGCCAGACTTCCGGGTCGAACCGCGCCTGCAGGTCCTTGACGTCCAGGCGCAGGTTGCCCGGTGTGGCGTTGTAGGCGCGTTCTCCGGTAGCCGGCATGACGGGGATGCGCCTGCCATCGCGCAGCACCGCGCCGTTCTCCAGGGCGCGCAGGAGCGTGCCTTCCATGATGCGCTCCGGGGTCTCCGCGCGGATGCCCTCGACCTCGGCGCGGGTGCGCGGGCGCACGGTGCAGCGGCAACCCCACTCCCAGGGCGGATAGTGTTCCTGCCAGAACGGCGAGTCGCACGGCAGGACGAGGCCATCCAGCGCGGCATGGCTGGCGCGGACGCGGCCATCGCGGGACGACACGTATTCCCAGTACGGAAACACATCGCGCTGTTCGTCCAGCATGCGGTACTGCACGGCGGCCTCTGCCTGGAAGACATGCGTGCGCAGGAGCAACTCCGCCCGGTCCTGCGCGGCGGCGGCGATGCGCTTGGCTTCGTCCGGGTCCTGGCTCTCCCCCAGCCAGGCCCCGCCCAGGATGCCCGAGATTTCCTTGCGCGTGGCGTTCCAGTCGGCGCCGGCCGGAACATCCGCGAGGTGGTCGCGGATGGCCTGCACACTCGCCGCATGCTCGACGCCCACGACGGCGATCGCCCGCGCCTTGAGTTCCGGCATCAACTTGCGAAACACCGCCTGGGCCACCACCGGCTTGGTGCGGATCAGCGCGGCGGCTTCTTCGTTGGGGATCGGGGTTAGGAGGAAGGAAGGCATGGGGGATGTTCCAGGGTTCAGGTTCGTTACACCGCCAGGCACGCGATGTGCCAACGGCGGCGGTTGACTTCCTTGTCCCAGAAATCCGGGTCGTCCTGGACGGCGGCCAGGTGCTTGCGCCAGGTGTGCATGTTGAGGATGTGCCGGTAGGGCGTGATGCGCCGCACATCGATGTACGAGGCGTGGTTCAACCGCATCAGCGTGCGCATCTGGCTGGAGGTCAACCCCAGGCTTTCGATGCCGCGCCGGTCGAGCACCTGCCACTCGCGGCTGTCCGCGGCGAGATCCTTGCGCTCGATGGGGTCGATGTAGATTCCGGGGCCGATCGATATCAGGGTTTTTTCCATGTGGTCTCCTAGGGTCGCAGCAGCATCCAGTCGTTGGTGGTCGGTTTGCGCGCCACCCAGGCGGCGTCCACGCCGGACAGCCGGCCGAACAGCCATTGGCCCGCGAAAGCGGCCGTGTAGAGCGTCGCGTCGGTGGTGGCGTTGGTGTCCGTCTGGGCGATCATGGACGTTAGCGCCTGGCCCTGGGCGCCGGTCTGGAGGGTCCAGTCGTCGTAAGTCGCGCCCGTGCTGATCCACGTCGCCGGGGCGCCGGCCACCTGGCCGAAGAGGTACACGCCGGCATGGCCGGGCATGTAGAGGGAAACGTCGGTGTTGAGGTTCGTGTCAGCGAACCATGAGTAAAAAGGGCCGTGGCTGATCCCCGCTCCGGTCGGCGTGACCGGGTTGGGCGTGGTGTTGTCCAGGCTGTTGGTGGCCCAGGCGAAGCCGAAGGCGTTGCTGGCCGCGAAGCGAAACCAGTAGTTGGTGCCGAGTTCCAGGAACATCACGGCGTTGGTCAACGGGCCGTTCTCCACCACGCCCAGGTCGTTGGTGTTGCCCCAGGCGGCGGCGTTGGTGACGCCGTCGGTGAGCCCCCAGTAACAGAAGGCCGTCGCCGGCGCCGAGCCGGTGGAGACCATCTCGCCGACGAACGTCACATGGTCGCCGGCGTCGTTGGTCACGCCCGCCGTCCGCACGTCCGGCTTCTGCGCCGCGGCCAGTGCCCCGCCGGCAGCCAGCGTGATCGCGAGCGCCGCCAGTTTCAAGTTTCCAGTTTCCAGTTTCATTCTCATGCCTTCCTCCCTCACAGTTTCAACAACATCTGTTGGGGCTATCGGTGTTCGCACACTTGCACCGCCCGTTGCGCGGTCCCTCGTCAACCGTGATGCCGCCGCACTTCGCGCATGTCGGCGACGGCGGCCGCCCGAGCAGCGCGTCGAACAGGTGCGTCACGGACGCCTGCGAGCGGGTGTCGCTCTTGAACTTGATCGTGATTCCCTTTGCCATTGTGTCCTCCAATCCAGCCCCAACAAGGGGCTGCTGCCTACTCCGCTTCGCTCCGAGGCAGAGCCCCGGCGTTCGCCGTCGGCGCGGGTCTTCTCGGTCGTGATCCAGAGCGCCCACTCGCCCACCGTGAGCACCTGATACAATCCTTCGTGGTTGGTCCTGCCCACCAACTTGACCGCGCCGATCTGGCAGAGTTCCGTCACCCGCGGCCGGACGCATCCCATCTCCACGCCCATCCGGTCCGCCAGTTGCCGCGTGGTGACGCCTCCGGACACCGCCAGCGCCAGGTAGACGCGTTCGCGATCGCCGGCCAACCGGCCGCTGATTTCGTGAAAACTCTCGTTGCGGATGTCAATCGGTTTCATGCCGTGCTCCATTCGCGCCCGCCAAGGCCCCGCGGAAACCCGCGAAGCGCGTTTCGGGCGTCGCGACTCCCAAGGCCGCTCCGGAAGCGCCGACGCCGTCCAGGGGCATTTGCGGCCGTTTGCGGCGGATCGCCGCGGCGCGGTTGCGGAGCGTGAAAAGCACCTGCCACACCTGGCGGGGCGTGGCGGTAACGGGTGTGGCCTTGTGGATCTTGCGCAAGAGCACCTGCGCATACGCCCAGGCGCCGGCATCGTCGCCGAACTCGGATGCGCATGCGGCGCACTCGTCCTGGAGTTTCGCCAGGGCGCGGCGGGTGTCGTCCAGGGCGGCATGCGCCAGCAGGCGGCGGGCTTCGCCGCCGGCGAGTGTGCGGAAGTAGCCGAGGACCGGCAGGAAGTGCCGCTGCGTCATGGCGCGGAAACTGGCGAGGCCGCAGGCGTCGAAGGCCGCGGCGTGGCGGAAGGCGTCGGCATCGCCATCCGCCGGCGCCCAGAGGCCCAGGCGCGTCTGCACCTGCCACGCGGCTTGCGCGGCCATCGCCAGGTCGCGCTTCTGTTCGTTGGAGAGCGGCGCGCCGGCCGCCCCGGCCACGGCGCGCGCATCCGGCCCGTCAGACCGCTTGACCTGTTCACCGGCTGGAAACGGGATCACGCTCATGTGGCCGGTTCCTTTCGGGCGTCCGCGAAGAACCGCTCGGTCTGCTCGACGCGCAGTCCCAGCGTGGCCAGGCGCTCGGCGCCGATCTGCTCGCGGTCGGCCAGCAGGGCGTCTTTGTTCGGTTCCTCGACCGTGCGGACGTAGCGGTCGGCCAGGCCGGAGCCCTTGAGCATGTCCAGGACGTGCTCCCACTTCACGCCTTTGATCGTCTTGAGCGCCGGGTTGCCCGTCCGGAAGCCGATCGCGCCGTGCACGAGCTCGATGCTGCGGCGGGTGGCGAACTCGCCGGGGTTGAGCGCGGCCCAGGCTTCCAGGTCGGCGAAGAGCGCATCCAGTTCGGCGTCGAAGTCGGCCAGCCGGCTCTCGTAGTCCTGGCGTACCAGGGCGAGGCGTTCCTCCATCGCCAGCGCCAACTGGCCGCGGGTGATGGATGTTCGCGCAAACTCGCCCATGACGCCCTCAAGCTCCTCGCGGGTCTTGATGGTGGTCGCGGTGGTCTTGGTTTTCTTGGGTGCCATTGTGTGTTCCTCGGTTGGTGGATAGCGGTCAGTTGTCAGTGGTCGGTGGACTGTCGCTGCGCGGCATCAGAGCGGCATCAGAATGCCGTCGCCGCGGGTGAAGGTGAAGTAGGCTGGCTCGTCGGTTCCGTGGCGCGGGTAGAACGCCAGGTCCGGCAACGCGGCCAGGCGGCGCAGGTGGTAGCCGGCGTAAGACGTCCCGCCGACATCGATCGGATGGTGCTGTTCGAAATGCCCGGCGCCTTCGCAGTTGGGGCAGGGTTCGCCGTTGCGGAGGCCATTGCCGTCGCACACATCGCACGCCTCAAGCACCTCGGGGATCGCATCCGGCAGGGCCACGGCGATGTCGGTCGGAAGCGGCGCCACCATTGCCAGGCAGGCTTGAAACTTGATTGCGTTCCAGCCCGAGTTCGTTACGTTCACCAGGTAGACGCCCGCGATGCGGTTGACGCGCACCAGCACGCGGGCGTCGGTCGCATAGGTGCGCTCGCCGACCGTGAAGGGCTGTTGCAGCAACATGCGCGAGCCGTATTTCGCGCAGAACGGCAGGAGATCAACCGCTTTCATCAGCGCCTCCTCTGGGCCGCGCCCACGGCGTCGGCGATGATCTGTGCATCGGGATCCTTGCCGCCGGCGAGGCGGCGCGCGGCGAAACAGACGTCGCGCACAAAAGCGAAGTTGCCGGCGCCGTGCGCAGCCGGGCGGATCAACTTGGCGGCGGCCTTGATCACGGTGTCGTCAACCGCGGGGAACACGTGCCGCAGGTAGCGCGCCACGTCGGCCTCGGTCAGATCCAGCCGGACGCGCTCGCCCAGGCGGTTGGTGGTCAACTGCCGCGCCTCCATGTAGGCCTGGCCTTCCAGGCGCGCCCAGAGCGTGGGAATGCAGACCAGGACGAACTCGCCGGGCGTCTGGTTGACCAGCGTCTTGAGGACGTTGAGGCAATGCGGCCCCAGGTGGT